CAGATACTTTGTTTATGCCCCTTGCAATAAAGTTAATTGCACCTTCTAGACCATCTGTGAGCCATTTCCAAGAAATTGTAAATCCAAAAGCTTTTGCAATTCTTTCAATTATACTTTTAACTAGACCAACTACTGCATCAAATAGTGCTCCAATTATTTTTAGAGGATTTCCTGAAGTAAATGCATCCCACATGCCTTTTACATATTTAATAAAAATTACAATAGCATCTACTACAAGTCCAATTGCTAAAACAAGAACTTCTTTAAAGAACGGCACAATGTATGTGCCTAGGAAATCTCCAATTTTCTTAAAAATTTCTCGTAGATTCTCAGTTGAAGCACCTACATCTCCAAGAGCTTTTTTAATTTTTTCCATGCCTTCTTTTAAGGCTCCACCAACTGCAGCTGCTAGTTCTTTAACAGCGTTTCTAAATTTCTCGCTGTTATCCCAAGCAAGTTTAAATATCGCTACCAAAGCAACAATTGCTGCTACAACTATAAGAATAGGAGCTGCTGCAGCTATATTTCCAGTTGCAAGACCTGTCATTGCAGCACGAAGAGTGGCAGCAGATGCACTTCCAGCTGGCATAATGACTGAATATAGTCTAACCATATTCGCCATAGCTCCAAGCAATACTTTTCCAAAGAATGTAAATATCTTTTGAAGAGCTCCTATAGCAAGACCGAAAGCGACGAGAGCTCCTATACCAGATATAACGGCTTTTGCAACATCGTTATTTAGTAATGAAACTATTGTTTCTAGTATCACAGCTAAAGTTTTAAAGAATATTGCAATTGACTCGGCATCAAAGAATAGTTTTGTAAGTTTTGCAAATGCAACTATAAAATCTCCAACTGCAGGAAGAGCGCTGTTAGCGATATCTAAACCAATTTCATTAAAGATTTTTATAGCTTCATTTACTTTAGTCATAAAGTTAGCAAAACCTTCACTTGCAGCGATATCTAAAAATCCTTTAAGAATTAAACCAAGTGACTCAAGAAGTAAAGTAAAACTTACACTTAGTCCAAGAATATATTTATCAAGGGAACCATCAGCAGCACCCTTTTTAGTAAACTGCTCCCACTTCTCAGTTACTTGCTCAAGCCAGCTAAGGAAGTACCAACCTCCGCCACCTTCACTAAACGTTGCTTTTACAATATTACCTATTGTCCCCAAAAGATTTCCTATAGATCTCCATAAAGACTCCATAATTGCAGCTGCAGTTGAAAAAGCTTTTTCAAGCTCTCCAGTTTCTTTTTTAACTTTTATTGTCTCAAGCCAACCCTCAGTAAGTTTCTCAACATATTGAAGCCATTTGGTGAGGAAAGGTGAGAAAGTTCCAAGAAGTATCGCAAACGCTCCAGCTAAATTGGCAACAATACCTCCTAAAGCTTCTATAGTAGGAGCCATCTCTTTAAATAATGTTGTTATTGCTTCAACAACTTTTGGGTCACCAAAAACTTTTGCAAACTTTTCTGCAACAATACCTAAAGAGGTTGCAATTAATGGAAGAAGCTCTTCCATAATTGGAAGATATATCTCTACAAGCTCTTTTACTGCAGGTGTAAACTTACTAAAAAAGTTTTCTTGAAGAATCTTTTTTAAAGCTTCTAGTCTTGTTTGAAGAGAAACTATATAATCAACAAAATCTTTTGCAGATGGCGTTAATTTATCGTATGGATCTTCTTTTAATGCAGTATTTAAAGCTTTGGCTGCATCGGCTTGTTCCTTCAAAGCTTGGGTTACAGCACGTTCTGCTAGCTCAAGGTCTCTTCTCTGTTTTTCGTAAAATGCAGATCCTTTTTTTAATTCATTTTCTAAAGCAACTTTATTCTCTACAGCTTCGTTATAACTTCTAACTGCCTTAGCTGCATCAATTTCTGCATCCATTTGACTTTGAATTGATCTTTGAACATTTTCTTGAGCCTTAACAACTTTAGAATTTCCATCAACACCTTCACGATTTGCTTTAGCTGTTGCTTTACGAAGATCGCCATTTTTATCAATAGCACGACGAAGATTTAAGTCTGCTTCAGCAAAGGCAAGCTCAGCTTCGCGGCGAGCACGGGAGTTAGGTGGAAGATCTTGAACACGTTGTAGAGAGTCACGAGCTTTTTCAAATTCAAGGCGTGCTTTCTTTTCAGAAATTACTCCACCTTCAAGCTCAAAGCGAAGTTGCTGAATTGCTTCTTTAGCATCTTCACGAGCTTCAGTTACTTCTTGTAAAGCTTTTTCTGTACCCTTAACTGCATTTTGATATGTACGCTCTGAACGTTCTACAGCTATTGCAGCATCTGTTTGAGCATCGGTAGCATCTCTATATCTTTCTTCTAGATCAGCTAAATCTCTTGCTTGTTGCTTAGTTAATTCATTTAAAGCATAGTTTGCATCTTCTAATCTAAGATCTGCTTGCGCTTTTCTATCTATTTCCTCTGTTGCAGCACTTAAACCTTTTGTTTGATTTTTTATTGCCTCGCCAACTCCACTAAATATTCCTCTTAGCATTGCGGCAGATACCGCTATAGCCCCGAAGATACCTACTAGACCTAACAAAGTTGGTGCAGCAGCAACTGCTGTGGCTGCCAAAATACCTATTCCACCAACTAAAGCACCTATTGCACCTCCTAAAGCTACTATCGCTGCGCCAACTGCAAACGATGCTCTCTGTAGATTAGCAAACTGTTCTCTAGCAGCATTTGCTGATGCAAGCAGAGGACCTACATCTAAAAGATCTGCAGCATTTCTACCAAAGCCTCTTGCAAAGCCTTTTGAAAAACTATTTCCTACACTTCCACCAGCATCATTTCCAATGCCATCAAGACCAGATAAGCCTTTTTTAATGTCATCTTTAACATTTCGGGTGACGGCACGGACAACAATCTCAGCACTACCAACTATTGCCATATACCGTCACCTCCTAATGTCTAGTGTTATTAACCCAAAGGGGCATCTAACACATCTCCGAATGGGTTTTGTGAGTCAGGGTTGAAGTCTGTTGGTGGGACATAAGACTTCGTAGGTCCTGCTGTAGGATCTACTGGAGTAGAAAAATCGTCTACTGGTAATCCACTAGCAGTCACTTGAGTACTATTTTTTGAATTAGGAAATTTATACTCTTTGCTATACATATATCTATAGATAGCTTTTCGTACATTGGCTCTAGAATCTACTTGTTCTTGGTTGGAGACGTTATAGTCTTCTTCCATGTAGTAGTGCAAAACATCCAACATATCTGGCATATCCATCTCCTCCAATCTGATTCCTTGAGTCAAAGCTTTTCCATTCACATACGGCCAGATATCTACTGCCCACTCGCTGAGAGCTCTGGCCCCGGTTGAGGACGGCCCGCATATTGCTCGGTTAACCAACCAGCAATTTCTCCTAGGGTCTCTACCGTTACAATTGTTTCTGGATTTTCCAAAAGGTTGATAAATCTTGTATAGCTTTCTTCATGCATACATTTCTTAAAAAATTCATACATAACTTTCGCTGCTCCACTTGGGTCAGTCGAGTTAGACATGGAAGCCATCTCTAATAGAACTTTTCCTTGTAGGGCTGGATAGCATGTAAAGTCTTGACCATGAAGTTTGAATAGGATTGGTTCCGAGTTAGAAACCGAACCTGATCCAAAATCTTTGAATCGTGTTGTCATCTGTTTTCCTTTTCTGTCTTTAGGTTAATTATATAACGTCTTTTAAAGCATCTAACAGATATCTGTTAGGTCTATTGCCCTTATGAAGTACTTGATGGGCAAAAACAACTCTACCTCTTGAGACAAATCTAAGAACTTTAGCGCTAGTAGCTTCAATAATTCTTGGTCTTGTACCCTCGTGGTGATAGTATGCATATGAAGCGTCATTTCCGATTAATACATATTGACCTCTAGGATCTCTAAAATGTCTTTTATGTATTGTTGACCGCAAAAGATTAGTACGAACACCCACTCTTGTCCGAGCGATTGTTCTTACATCGTCTCCTACTTTAGATAAATATCTACCTACTTCTCCATCTGTAGAATTAAGTAGCTTATCTAATTTATTTTCGTAAAATTTGACTCTAACCATCATGGGACCGCCATAGTTATAGTCATACTTACTGTTTGAAACCCACCCTCAGGAGCGTTGGTTTCTACTGTTGCAATAACACCAAGACCAAAATTAGCTGGATCCCATCGGTCCAACAGTCTTGAGCTATCCAACAGAATCCATGCGTCATATGCAGAAATCTCTGCTCCATCTTGAATTGCATCCGAAGATGGTGATCTGCCATTTGTCCCTACTGTAGGAACTTCACGAGAAACTTGAACTAACAATGTAACTGAACGTGGATCATTACATCTTCTTGGAGAAGTAGCTTCATCTCCAGGACTTCCTATATACATTTGTATCATAGAAACAACTACTTGCTCGCAGTCAACAGAGGGAGAACCTAATGTCCAATATCTACGACCAGGCAAAGGCATTGTATAAGAAGTATATGTATCAATTACAGCGTTAAGCACATTTTGCATAAGGTTAGCTAAATTCTTAGCATCCTCGGATACTGTAGCTGGGTTTACATTTAGTCCCATATGTCCTCTTGTCTTTTAGTTTCTTTAGTTATACGGTATAGATTGGAATTGTTCGTTCGCCTAGCTGCATAACAATGTTACTAGAAATTAACGGAACAATCTCGGAGACAGCTGCGTTTGCAAGACTTGGACGGACAGCGTACATATCTAGAATACCTGGGTCACGAGGGCCTATTGCATCTAATACCTGCTTGTAGGTTGCGCTTACTCTTATTGTATTCTCTACTCTATCGATAGAAGCAGCATTAGGAATAGTTGTTGTGGTGTTGCTATTAATATCAGAAAAATCTATTTGAATAGTCCAAGCATTGCTTCCATCAAGGAAATCTGCATTAATCTCTGAGAAATAATAGATATTAGACGCTCCATCTGCTGTTGCATATAAATCGAATGCGCTTAATGGATGAAGCGGAGATGCTCCTGTAATACGACGAGCACGAGGCTGGTCTGGGCTGAAAACACGAGCGCGAGAACGAGCCTTATCTGGATTAGCAGTTTTTAAGAAAAGATCAATTGCATAAAGACCTGTTTTAAGTTCATCAATAAAATCTTGATTATCTAAAACTGTATATGAAACGCCTTGGCGAGCAACAGATGTAACTCTCTGTGGAAGAGCGCAAGTATCGTCATCTTCATAGAGCTTTACAAGCTCTGTAGCAAGCACACGAGCAGCAGCACGACCTGCTGTAGGAGGAGGTGTTCCGTATGTGTAAGTAACTTCTACTTGAGAAGGAGACCAGCCTGAACCTGGGACTCCAAGAATTGTTGAATGATCTGATAAGTAATATTTATTTGGCTCAATAATATTTCCATCAAGGTCACGAAGAGTGTGTACTTTAACTACCTTACGACCACGAAGGCGAACACGGGAGTTTGCAGAAGTTCCATCACCTTGAAAATCATCATCTGCATAGCGATTAAAACCG